ATCATGCTTCCCCTCAAACAATTCAACCACCAATCCCGAGGCTCTTGGGTTCATGTACTTCGATGTACAAAAGGCAACCCTTGTGAATGGTCCACGATAACATACCTTGGTGACGTATGCAAGGAAAATTTTAATAAAATCATCAAAATTTAAAATCTGTTGTTCCAAAGAAGAGTCCATAAACTCCCCAACAAAAACTGTATACAATTCTTGTATATATGTCCCATACGTTCTGTGGACACTATCCTCACTACTTAGAGCCAGTGTTGCCTCGACTGTTGGATAAGCTGTTTCTTCCTGCTCAATTCTCCCCATCCTAGCAGCCTTTTTAAAATACTCTTGTAGGTCGGAGAACGCATCTGCAACAAAATTCATCGCAAACATAGTGCTTTTCTCTTTATCGGGAACTGGCAATTGCTTTAAATTTTCTTCCGCTGGATAAATTGCATTAAACTTGTCATCAATTCTACCATATAAATAATTGTAACTTGAAAAGGTATCTATAGGCTGGGCACCGAGTGGTGGATATGCGTGGTCCCTGTACTTTGTCTTTTCACGAAATATAGCCCTCGCACCGAGTTTATTATTACCCATTGGAACGAGGCTTGGGTCACCCGCCCGTTTCAATTTCAATTTATATTGCGTCTTTCTCTTTTTAGCCATTTTATTCTTTTTCCACTACACCGAGCCCGTGCTTCCAGACGGTGCCCCTGCCCCACTTGGACCAGAACTACTGGTTCCGCCCGCCTGACAGTCATTATCGTTGGAACATGCGTCCTCGGGGACGTTTCCAGTACCCGATGCTGTCCATATACACTTCAAGTCAGTCGTAAATTTGCCAGACTCAATCGAAGACTTGACATTCGTCACCATAAAATAACCGCCAAGCCCCATGCGTCTCGCAATTGTTGCAACATCCTGTGGGTTACCAGCACCAACGGTTGTCGGGTCAATATATACATGGGTGCCCGGCTTAAAAATGGCGTTTCCAAACATCTCAACGTCCGCATCGTATTTCTCCCTCAGCGAATCGCCATCTAAATCGCCTGCTTTCTCCATGCGTGCCTCCCTCGCATATGGCTGGTCACTTTTCTTGAACTTAGCCTTTTTCATCAACCCCGTGTCTGAGCCAATACGCAAGTGGTATGTTCCAAGCTTCGCATCCCTTTCTTCTCTCGTTCCCTCGCCATCTTGTGGTGGTCCGAAACCCTTTGCACCAGATGAAGATACATACATAAACAAGTATGAGAAAGCCTTTGCCGTTTCCATGCTTACAGCATCGGGATAAGGCAAGATGTCACTAAAGTTCGCCCTTTTTCCTCCGATGGCACCCGAAGGGTCGGTTCCCGTGATTCTGCACTTGCCATCATTGGTGGCTGGTGCCTCAATCAACTGAAGGCTGAGTTTTGCTGGAGCCGAGCCATAGTCTTTACCAAAACATTCGGGCTTCATAGCCGCACCGATGAGGCTGGTTACCGCATCCTTGATAAACTGCTTTAATTTATACGTCGTTCTCTGCGGCTTCACAACGTAGTCCATGAACCAAATTTGAAACAAGTTCATTGAAATGGGGATATCACACATACCGAATTCGTCCGTCAATTTTCCCGTTCTTGGATTAAAGTAGACAAACGGACCAGTAATAACTTTTAATTCCGACAGAACATCTGGGGCACTGGTCCTATATAGGCAATTAAGAGCGACATCAATGAGGTCACCAAAGTGAAAATAGTGCACTTTGCTTTCGTTAGGCTCTGCACCATCTTGAGTAAAGCTGCCCGCTGCTTCGGCGGCGTCATCGACCGCTTCGCCTACTGCGCTTGATAAGTCGCTGGTCGAGCCCCGAACTGGGTCACCACGCTCTGTGGTGACTTTATCTGCCGACCACACTGTTCTTGGAGGCTGACTTGTTGCGCCCGAAAAATTCTGCTGCTCGCCCTCTAATTCGCCAAGGTCTTCTTCTTTTAACTTAATAGCATAAATCGAATTTGATTCCTCCAAAGCAGTCAAGATGCCATTGTATAAAATTGCTCTGTCCTCGGCTTCGCCCTGTTTGAGTTCTTCCTCAGATTCTTCCTGTTCTTCACGGGCTTCAGTTTCACGGTCGTCTTCATCTTTACCGCAGTTTCTATCGTTCTCTGCGGAAACAGAATCGGCGTGGCGCTTACGTTCTGATGCTCGCTCGGTCGCTCGCTGGTTAATGCTGCTCATCTGCTCGTTATTGACACCCGATAATAGAACGTCGGCTTTGGGATGCACCAAGGCACCCTCCATGGCTGCAACATATTCAATTTCTAAATCAAGCGAGCCGTCTTCCTTGAAATCTAACGAATGGCTAATCAATGTCAAGTAAAAAAATTGTCTCGCATTATCGATTGCTTTCAAGAGCGGACCACCTTGGGCGGCATCCTCCCAGACGGAACCTGTCGGAGTACCATAGCCAACTGAACACTTCAATCTAAAATATTTATTGTTATAACTTCTCTCGCCCTCGCCTTGATTGTCGCCACATTGATTGCTGGTGTCGATATTAAATTTTCTCACTGGGACAATAAGATTCATATACGAGATTTCATCACCATTTTCCGCTTTACCCCTTGGGATAACAAAGTCGTGCAAAGTATTAAAGTGTAGCTTCAGCTTTGCTTTAATATTGTTATCTGATTCGGCAGGGTTTGTGCCCAACAATTCCCATTCAAAACTTTTTAAGCCAACGCCCATGCCTCGGTCTTGACCGCTCATCGTCATCTTATCAAGCATGGCAGTGTTTAGGAAGTCCTCAAACGGCATCTCAACCGTCTCACCCTCAGAGTTTTCCGATGGGTAGTGTACTTTATAAATTCGTATCTGCGGGACCAAAGATGAAAGAAGATATGGCGGTATACTCATCAAGCCATGCAGGTTTGGAATTGCCAAAAGCTTTTGAACAATTTCTGTGGGCGAGCCCCCAATTGGAACAAAGTGCTTATACGTCTTTGACCTATTGGAACCAGCAAAGCCTTCAAAGTTATAAATCAGGAAACACTGTTCCTGCATTCGTTTGGCTTTGACTGCCTTATCCTCATCCTCGATGATTTGTGAACCCTCTGGTGCTGATGACATTATGCGTTCCTCATAAACTCTAGTACTTTATAAAGTGGCATAGGAATTTTTATAACATCCCCAATCTTAAGGTGGGACTCAGTGGGCTTCTTATTATACCACGCAATAACCCACCAATATTTTGCATCTCCATAGTGCTTGTGAGCCAATTTATAAAATCTGTCACCAACTTTCCAAACGTGCCCAATTCTCGTCAACTGTCTGCGTTGTTCAGCCGTGGGGTGCGTCATGTTGGCGCTGCCGTACTGACGAATAAAGGGTACACCCCTCTCTTCAAGAAGTTCTTCGTATTGGTCTTCTTTATTTTCTAAATGTCTTTTTCCGTCGTACCTGCTCATAATTCAATCTCCTAACTTGTCGTTTCGCCTTCGGCTGCTTCCGCTTCAACAGGGTCTACGCCGCCCGGTGCAGAACCGCCTTCAGCCCCAGTAACTGGCTGGACATAGGGGAAGTTAGCTTCTCTCGTTCCCTCTGGACCCCAACCAAGCTGGTGTGTGTGGTTGACCGTGTATTCCATCGCCAAGTTAATTGTTTGAGGATATAATGTCCCGACACCCTCATCAAAAAAGCCCGCATCAAAATCTGGCTCATAGGTGAAACCGCTGATAGTGCCCACCAAGCCTGCGACCTCAGCAGAGGCGGCGTTGCCGGGTGAAACTGCTGCGGATACGTCTTGAATTAAGTTTGCAAACTTCAGACGAAAAAGTGGACCGCCCGAAATCGTGGATGCGTTACCATCTGCACCGCCAGCAGCGGCATACGATGGATAAAGCATTTGAAACAAAAGAGTGCATTTTTCTAAATTTGCCTTGGCTTCATCTGCTGATGCCGCTACAACATCCCACCCTAAAGAGATGTTTCTCTTGGTAGCCTTGAATGTCTGGATGGGGTCCATGCGACCATACACATCCTCGGTGTTATATTCTGAAGCAAACTTGTCTTGGTAAGAAGTTACGAACGCCTTAAAGACAACATTTTTCTTCGTTGGAATATGAAAAATATCGACTACAAGATTCTTCTTGTTGGCGAGCATGTCCGTATCATCACCATCCATGCCACTATTAAAATGAAAATCACTCATATCTTCTTCCCCTCACTATAATTAACTCACCGAAAGATTTATTCTCTTGTTCATAAAGACTTCGATGGCTCTTCCCAGTTCACGCTCATTAAGCATGAGAACAACATCGTGCCCACCGCCACCTTCACCACCTTCACCGCCGCCACCGCCAGCCTCTGCTTCAGCAGCAGCAGCCTTCGCACCAGCAACAACCATTTGTGCAAACGAATCTTCATCAAAATTCTTCATTGTCGCTTGAACCGTGGCATATCGCTCTGCCTCGCTAACAAGCGCACCCGCATTTACTGCGACCTCTGGCGTCATGTTCTGAGCCAACTGGTTCATCGGGTCAAGCGCATTGTCAAAGACCATCTTCATCTTGAACAGTGCCTCTTCAGGGATGTCAGCCATCCTATCAGCCAAATATGATATAGCATCAGCAACATCATAAACCGCATCTGCCATCGAATCCATTGCAGTCATCTGAGCCATCCCTTGGAAAATTTGCCCAAGTGCAACCGCCTTTTCTGTCGGAATCGTTGACATTGCATCAGCAAATATATAAAGTGCGGTAGCTAACGTGTTCAGCCCCGTCTTAAAGAATGGCATCGAGGCAAAAAGACCCAGCATAAATAATCCAAACCCAAGCACTGGCAAGGCAAGACCCAACAGAAACAAACCGTATGCAATCGCTGGCAATAGCGGTAAAATCGGTGCCATCATCATCAGCACCATTGCAAATTCCAACAATGGACCATTCAACATCGCCATACCCATCGCAATAAAGAGGGCACCCCAGAAAAACATTGGTCCTGCGAAGAAAAGCCAAATCGACGCAAAGTATAATAATGGAGCCCCAAAGAACAATCCAATTGCCGCTGTCAAGAAGTGGTCTGCGACAGTCTTCATTCCAGCCTTCGCTGGAGCAACACCAATAAATGTAAATGCCATCGCAATCCAGAACATAGCCACCGCAAGGGGTGGTCCTGCCATCAAGAGCCAGAATGCCGCTGGAGCCAACAAGAATGCTGCTGCCAACAGATATGGGGCGGCAGCATAGAGGGCAATTGAGACGGGTAGAACGTGCTTTGCGCCCGTCTCAGCAAACATCTTAAGACCATCTGCCATCGCCTGCAATGTTGGTCCATCAGGCATGAAACCGAGAGCATAGCCCAAGAACATTACACCATAAGAAAAGTCTATCAACGCAGACCCAACGCCATCCATGTCCGTCAAGCCGCCCAAGCCTTGGAAAATTTGACCAAGCGCAACCGCTTTTTCGGTGGGGATGCCAGACATAGCGTCTGCAAACATATAAAGAGCCTTGGAAAGTACATCAAGACCAGTATCAAAGAAGGGCAAGGATGCGACGATACCAAGCATCAACAAGCCGAAGCCAAATATCGGTAATGCAAACCCAAGCATAATCAAGCCCATTGCCAATGCTCCCAAAGCTGGAATAAATGGTCCAAGGACTGCAATCGCTTGAGCAAACTGCATCAGCGGACCTGCAAGAATTGCCATACCAATTGCGATAAGGATAGCACCAATAATAAAACCCGGTCCAGCAATAGCCATGCCAATACCTGCGATTGCCAACATCGGTGCCGCAAGAGCAAGTGCCGCAGCGACTGGCGCAATCATTAACATTTGCGGGAAGAAGGGAGCGGATACAGCAAGGAACATTAAACCAATTCCAACCATCATCGCACCAGTCATGAAGGGACCGCCTGCAATCCCAAGAGCGATACCAGCCCAGAACAGCGGCATGGCTGCGGCTGAGAGTGCAAGGGCAACGACTGGTAACAATAATAGTGCAGTAAAGTGTGGTGCTGCAAAAGCCAAGAACATTAGACCAATACCAATCATAATGGCACCAATCATAAATGGACCACCAGCAATCATCATTAAAATACCTGCAATGAGAAGCGGAATAGAAGCCGCTGCCATCGCCACGGCGAAAATAGGAAGCGCAAGAGCGATTGTCATCATCGTACCTTCAAGCCCAGCCATAGCGTTAATTCCGATAGACAGAACCTTCAAGCCCAAGCCCATCAGCATACCACCAATCATAATTGGAATAGATGCAATCATAAAAGTAGTACCAGCGAGATATAGGGCTGGTGTGGCAGCAAGCAACGACCAAGCAAACTCAATCAACCCTGCGCCGAGAGTCTTCATGCTTCTCCTATACTTGACAATTCCTTTAATTCCCAGCCCCAGCAAGAACAACCCAAGCCCAACCAACAATGCAGATGGCGCAAAGAATGCTGCCGCAATAGCCATCGGGAAAACTGCCATCAACAAGCCCGCAGCAAAGACAGCCAATCCTGCGCCGAGGGTGGGCAAAGAAGCCGCATAACCAACGAGCAACATCACGCCAAGCCCCAACAGAGCCAAACCAAACCCAATCAGCAGTGCGGCTGGGGCAAATAGAGTACCTGCCAGAATCATGGCTGGGGCTGCAAAGAGTAGCGACATAGCAAAGCACGCCAGGACCGCCGCTAGAGTCATCATTGCCCCGACATCCAAAGTAGAGAGGGCTGCTGCGAATATCCACAACGAGACTGACATAAGCAGCATGGGTGGTGCCATAAACATCATTCCGATGCCCAACATAATCATCGCAGCCATTGCCATTGGTGCTATCGGGGCAAGCATCGCAAAAACAACTGCCAAGAACGCCACTGCAACGCCGAAGACCACAAGAGCACCAGCCGCTTGTACAGCAGCCATCGGTGCCTCCATAAATAAACTAATAAGATAAACAAACGCCCAAACAATCGCAGCAACTGCAATCGCCAATAAGCCGAAGCCCAAAGCTAAGAGCCCGACGCCTACACCCAGAGCCATCACTGGTGCTGCTGCGCCTGCTGACGCTGCACCCATGCCTGCTGTTCCTGCTGCGGCTGGGGCTGCGGTGCTTGCAACACCCGCCTGTGCAGCGGACTGACCACCAAAGACAAAGGCAAGCAGCGCAGAGGCTTTGGCGAGCAAAAACTTACCCAACGCCTGCGCTTTCTCTGCGGCAGTCAGAGCCCAAGTCTTCACTGTGGCTCCAGCCGTTGCAGCGCCTGAACGCAAAGTAGCCATTATTCCCATGTTGGTGGCAGCGGTATTTGCACCCTTCCCCACTGTGTTGACCTGTTCTGCCGCTGTGTTTGTGCCAGTGGCAACAGCACTACCTGTTTTTGCCGCTGCATTAGCATGTTCAGCCGCTGCCTCGGTTATGCTCGCACCAGCAGCAATCTTTTTAACTGTGGTCATAATTTCTGTGGCGGTGGCAATGGTTTGCATAACCTTGTGAACCGCATAGAACGCAGCGATGCCGCCCATGATGACAGGAATTAAATACCCGCCGAAAGCATCGTTGAGCGCAAGAACCGCATCAAGAACAAAGTGAATCGCAGAAATCAGAGGACCAATCGCAACAGCCATCTGCTGCATCATCATTGTGGCTTTGTCTGTAATGCTGATAGCAGCAGCCTTCGCCGCAGCCAACTCTTCTTCCGATACCTTGTTTGCTTCTTGCTTTGCAATTGCTTCATCGTATCCTGCCAATCCCTTGCCAAATAATTTATTTGCCTCGTTCATGTCCGTGATACCAGCAGCATTCGCCACTGCCATTCTTTCAAACTTGCCCATCGTCTCCCACTGTTTACCAGATGCGTCTGTTGCTTGAAGAATCATTCTAATTCTTTCGTCATCGGTTGCATTGAGCATATCCATGGAATTTAATAAATCGCCGCCAAGAATAGAATTCAAATTACCAGCGGCGGTTGCGGCACCCTCAAATGTGTCGAACTGGCTGGTCAAGTTAAGCAAGGAGTCCATTTCGATTCCCAAAGCTTTCGATGACATAGCCATATTCTTGAAGACTTCAATACCCTGCTTGCCGTAAGCGGACAATTGTGGTGCAGCCTTTCCAAACTCTTGTGCCAGTTTTGCAGGTGGAACGCCAATCTGCATTGCAGTCTTTGCCAAGTCATCTTGAAGGGCATTTGCCTCTTGTGCGCCCAACCCAAAAGAATTTGTTGCCAAATCCATGTTCTTAGAAAATGTACCAGCATCCACACCGAGTCGGCTCAGGCTGGCACCTGTCTGAATCATCTCCGTCTGCATCTGTGAATTCATGGTGGAGAATTGATTAAAATCTGTATACAAGGAAGATGCTGCGGCTCCAGCGTTCTCCATCGAGACGCCCATGGAACCCATACCACGGTGGGCATTCAGAATGGTATCATTCATTGCCCCCGCTTGCCCGGTCAAAGCATTAAAATTGGCTTGCATGGAATCGGCTTGAGTTAGGACTGTAGCCATCCCGCCTACAAAGTCATCAAAGAGCCCTTCCCCAATACTATCAGCCCAGCTTTTTAGAACGTCGCCTGTTTGGACAGCGCCCATCTGGATTTCACCCAAGGTTTTTAAAAATCCAGCACCCCAGATGTTCTGACCGTCCAAGAGTTTTTTAATTTTTTCCTCTTCGGCTTTCCGAGCCTTAATCCTAGCCTTCTTTTCGTCCTCCAACTTGACCTGTTCAGCAGACTTGGCTGAACCTTCGCTCATCTTTTGATTTACTTGGTCTTGGGCGTCGGCAATCGATTGTGAGAGAACAGCTTGCGCCTCAAGGTTGGCGTTCATCTCTCTATATTTGTCTAATAAAATTTGCGCCTTGGCAATTTTCTGGTCGAGAATGCTCACCTGATGAGCCATCTCAAGACCACCCTCTTTAACAGCAGCGGCATATTCTTGAGCAGTAATTTCAGCGTTTGCCAGCTTTTGGTTAAGCTGGTCCATAATCGCTAACTGTTCTGGTGATACCTTTGGTCCGTCTGCCATTAAACTAATTCTCCGTTATCAGTCGTGATAAATTAGCCCTTAAATGGCCAGTCAATCCCCGTCGTCTTCTTAAAGTCTGCGGCTGCTTTTCTCAGAGCGTACTTGTCCTTGTAAGTCTTTGGATTGTTCAAGCCGTGCTTGGCAGCGGTCTTCATATATCTCTTTTCTTTACCCATTGTGCGAGCAAAAGAATCAACCTCTTGTCTACTGCCCTTAATTTTAACTGGGATTGACGTGTTTCTTCCGAACATCGCACCCATCAACCATTGGACAGCCTTTCCAAAACCACGAAGGAAAAGTTCGTTCAACTCTCCCCGTCTCGCAGCCCCAAGGTCGATGACCATTTCTTCATTTTCTCGCTCTTGCTCATTCATGACAATATCTCCGTTTTTCGTTGCAGCTACAACATGGTATATTATAAATAGTTTAATGAGTGATTTTGTCTACTAATGGTGTGCAGTCAATCCAACTTCTTCCATTTAACAGGGGTGACCTCGATGCCCATCTCTTCGATTTCTTCTTTTTTCCAGATTCGACCCCTTGGTCTTTCGATAGCCTCATCAACCCTATTTGCATTCTCAAGCAACTGTTCGGCAAATTTCTCCAACTCAGCTTCCGTTTCAAAGCGAGCCCCAAACACCTCTTTGACAAAGTTTATAATTTTTTCTTTATTTGTCATAACACTTTTCCTCCTTTTCAATATAAATAATAAGCGACAGCAAGCACCAGTGGGGCAAGAGCAGCGAACAAAATTATTTTTTTTGTTAACGCTTGACGCTCTTGTAGCCTCTGGAACTCTCTTAGCTTTCGCTCCCGTTCTGCAAGATTCTTACGCAAGAGAGCCAGCTTTTCTTTTGAAACCCTGTATTTGCCCATTTGTCCATTCTCTCCAGCATTATTCCTCTCTTAAGCACCAGTATCCACCAAGCCCGTGTCTCCGACTTCGTAATATCTATACCCAACCTCAACCAACGAGTTGCCTGTTGGAATCGTGGAAAAGTATATTGTATTGTCGCTCGATAAGTAGGTCCAGCCATAAAATAATGCTCCATCCACGAACACCCGAATCGAATCTTCAATTGGCTCATGAGTCAACGTAATCGATTCGTATGGCTCGACCTGATTGGAGGCATCTGAAACACCGGGTGTCCAATCTTCCGAACAGATATCGACCACCACCCCACTAAAGTGGTTTGTGGCTTCCATATACCTATCTCCAATATTAATTGGGCTAGGCGGTGTACTGCAAACAGAATCTACCTGTGCAACATTTACAATACTCGACAAAAATGCCGAGCCATTTCTCTGATTCCCATACCAAGTTTTAAAATCATCGATATCTGGGAAATGAGCGTCAGACTGTTCTTCCTCGTCGGAAACCATCACAACCAGCAACGCTGCATCGGGTCGCATCCATGTCTGTGCATACGAATTGTTTATAATATATTCATACGCAGCATCAAACCCTTCCTCTCGACCCCCGTTACCCATCGCATTGTACATCGCCAATGCATCCAGTGCGTCATCTCCCGGTACAAGGGGGAATTGCGCCTCCACAGCGGCTTTTGTCGGGTCATTGCTTATCATGGCGAGCCTCCACCCCGAAGGTGGTAAAGCCGCCAGCATCGCCTCAATGCCAGCCAGCAATTGAGGTTCGTATCTAAACATTGAGCCCGATGTGTCAATGACCCATAAAATGTCCACACCGTCTACGCTTTGGGGCTGAATGAAGGAGTCCACCCAGATTTCCCCGGGGTCTTCAGGAACCTCCACTTCAATATATACAGGTACTTCTACCTCTACTTCTACCGTTTTATTACCGCCGATTACAGCATAATCAGATGAACACCCCATTGCCATGATAGCGGCAAATAGAACGCACATTATAGTTTTTAACCGCATTCATATCTACCTCCCATAAATTAACTATGGAGCAGAATGAACTAAAGCTAAAACTAGCAAAGTTAATTTACAAAAAAAAAGACCGAGGCGATGCCTCGGTCCTTAAAAATTCGATATTTTTATTATCTCCTTGGCATCGAGGGCATCGACGGCTTGGACATTGAAGGCTTGGATGGCATCGACGGTCTGGAAGGCGTTTTTCCACCACCCTTTCCGTTCATCGCTTCCGATTCTTTCTTCAACTGTTCAGCGAGTCTATCCGCAAACCACTTTCTTAACCCAACTGGTAAATTATAAGCTTCAAAGAAACTCCATCCACCATAATATTTTAAAAAGAAGAACACCTCATAGACGTTCTTCATATAATCACTGCTTAGGCCAAAAAAAGTCCGACGTAAGCGGAACCTCCATTTCAGACGTGTTCAGACACTCATGACATGTGATTTCTTGCTTAAGGTCGATATTAGGAATAATCTTACTATAGGTATCACGAATTTTACGAGACTGCTTACCAGTCATATGCTGAATCGCCTTGTTAATCGTCCCTGCATCGGTGTGACCCGAGATAGAAACAATCATCTTACGCAATTGCTCTTGAATGCCAGACTCACCGAGCCCCGCCTTTTGTCGTTGGTTCATCGCCTTGGTCATCTGCTTCTCATCGTGCCCGTTAAGAGCCCGAACTTCAACTTCCCAACCATTCTCCAATGAAATAATAAATGTATTTCTATCGGTGGTGCTTACGCCTTCAATTTCATCGACGCCTGCGCCTTCTACCAACTGATACTCGCCCAAGTCAAATGTATGCTTGATGCGAGCCTGACAAGCTGGGCAAGCCACCTGTGTCGTATACTCTGAGCCATAGCCATCAATACGAGTCTGGATAATTAACGCAGATTTGTCGCCCAAGAGTAAATCGTTGGGGTGAACAGGAACCTGAATTAGCTTCTCCAAAAACTTGTCAATAGCTACGCCCTTTTTAAGTAAAACACGACTGGTAAGAATATCTTCTTCAGCCGTTGTCATGTGTCTTACTTCAATCTCTCCAACTCCACAAAGGGGGTGACCCTCTGGGTAAAACCTACCACCAGACGGAAGAGAGACTAAGGAAGTCGGTCTAACAAATTCTAATGGAGTGGGAGAATTAGATGCAACGGGCTTTGCCGCTGCTGTTGTGGATGCCGTGGAGGGGGTGTTAATGTTCTTACTCCCCCCTCCTAGACGGTCTTCATTTCTACTCATCAATCACCTCGTTTCTTTGTTTGTGAGTGTAACAATGCATTAACACTATACATCAATAAATAGTCATTGTTAAGTTTTTTTTCGGTTTTATCGCCTGTACCCTAAACTGAGCCCGGGTCCCAGTACTTGTTAGTAGCACCGTTATGTCCGTCCTCTGCCGTCTCAAGATAAGCCCAATCGTAACGAAGTTCAATTTCGATATCGGTAAGGTCGTCACCATCATAGTCGAGGTCACCAAACTTCACATCCTTAATCCAAGCATTCCAGAGAATCCAAGTTTCAATAGGGTTTCCGTCCGAGTCAATCTGCTGAATCTTGACTTCGCCAAGAGCATTGGTCGCCTTAGACTTAGACATTGTACTTGTCATCGTCTCGGAGATAGCAGGTGAATACCCGCCAGTCTTGATGATGTTGACCATAGTAGCTGCCCCATCTGGGTCAACTGGGTCTGCCAACGTCATTGCGATTGTGTTCCACTCTACCCGACCGGGGTAGTAAAAGGTGTGGTTAATATATTTGTGCGTGGATTCTTGAACAGTAAAGCTGGGCTTTGCAACCTTTTTCAAAGTATACACTGGAATATTGTTGTTTGTCAAAATCCATCTAAACTGTCTCTTCGGGTCACGTCGTCCCGCTGAAGCATCTGACCAAAAACTCATTTTTTAATTTCTCCCTTAAATGTTGCTTGCATGTAGCAAGCTTTTTGTCTTATCTATTTTTAAATAGTTTCGGGGGAGAGAATTTCTCCCCCGTTACCATTTTATTCTTTAGTCGTCGAAAGACGCTCCGCTGTCGGTAATCACGAAGTCAATCGCAATGTACTCGATAGCCTTTGCAGGCTTGAGAAGAATCTTTGCATACATGATATTTCTATCAATCAAATCTGGTGTCGTTGTAGTCTCATCAAGAATAATCTTGTATTCAGTCAAACCGAATCGAGCCTTAACCGACGCCAAGAAAGGGTTAGCCTTACTTGTAAAACGAGCCCATGTTGCTGCCACGTTCTGGTCAAACAGAACTGTCTTAGCCATCCGAGAAATTTCTTTCTTCAGGTGAATCATCAGGCGACGGACATTAATTCTGTCCAGAGCCGATGGGGTAAGCTGAAGCGTCTTTTGCCCGAAGATTACGATACCCTCCGCAGGGAATTGAGCAATCGGGTTAATGTTTGCCTCATAAAGCTTGTCACGCTCCTTAGAGTTAAGTCGAAGTCGGACACCGTTGACGCCGATACCAGCAGCACCGTCTGTCAGACCACCTCTGGTAAACCCAGCAGGGGCGAACCAAAGTTCTGACTTCTTCGCTGAGGATGCCATCGTTCCGAGAGCAGCGATTGAAGGTGGTGCCCAAAGAACACGACCGCTCATGCTGTCCGAAATCTGGACCCATGGGAAGAAGCAGCAACCATAACTTGAGTTAATGGCACGCTGTCTTAATTCCTTAATTGCGTTAGAAACGCTTGGCATACGAGCCTCTTCGGTTCTTGTATCAAGCCCCGTTGGTGCATAATCGCCATCGATGTCAATAATTGCCAGTGCGTCACCTCTTGCCTCGCAGGTAGCGATAGCGTGAGAGGTAATTGCAGGGTGACAAAGACCGGGCAGAGCCATGAGGTTCATTTCAACAACCTCAGCGTCCGAACAAGTGTCAATTGCCTTCTTAACTGAGTTAAGGGCGTAGTGTTGAAGAGCCGAATCACCAGACTCCATCAAGTCACTGTTGTCCATATCCTTGTGGTAACCAAATGGGTCCACTTGGAGCATATCAAGACCATCATGCCCGCCGACGAGCGGAAGGGTGAATGAATCAATGCCCGCATTAAGGACGTTTTCGTAACTTCTTTCACGAACCGTAACATCATAAGTCGGTGATGCGCTGGCTGCAATTGTCGAAATACCCTGATAAGCAGTAATCGAACAAGCCGAGGCATCAGTTCCCGCAAAATCTCCACCGACGATTTCTTCGTATTGGCGTGCGTGGCAGCCCGGAACCCATTCAAAATCCGAAGGCTTCGTTTCACTAGCCTTGGTTCGGTTGGGGTCCGCACCGTCATCGGGTGTGGCATACTTGATATCGTCCAGCGTGAAGATGAACTGATATTCATCAATAAGACTGGTCATTGTACATGGGTCGCCTCCGTCACCGACGCCTCTCGCACCATAACCACACGCATCAGAATAAGATTGACAAATAATTGTGTCACTGTTATATTCTAAAGCGTTCACGCCGAAGAAAGCGTCCTTCGGAGATGACAAAGTGGAGTCTTGCGTGCTTGAACGTGTCGAAACCTTTGGAAACTTCATTGTTACAGTCCACGATGCACCAGTCGAATCGTTGTCGCTTTGATGACCCGTACCGATACCCTTCATTGGACCTTCAGGTGTACGGGCGATTGCAGCGCGACCAGATAACTCATTGGGGTTAGCCATTCTAGTTAAAAGAAGGCTACCGTTATTTTGGTCGAGAATAATATTCGTCAGGACTCCCGTGGTGTTGGTGCCCTTAGCATCAACAACCAGCGTATCGTTAAGGACGGATGTGTCTGTGTCTGTTGTATAGAGGATTGAAGACCTCTTTGGAGGTCCGAAGAACCCAAATGGAACCAATCGTGGGTCCGCTGAACCAGCAGCTACAGACGAAGCCAGAACCACACGAACAAATCGTGACTGGTTTTCGTACAAGCCGTGGTTTACATATCTGCGCTCTGCCTCATCCCACTTCGATTCCATATCACCAATCTTTCTGGCAATGAAGTCTGGGGAGGCGGGATTGAGGTTGCAAGAAGAATATCTTTCCACAACAATCGGAGCCGCATCTGTATCTTCTACCTTACGAATCATAACTGAGAACGTTCCGTATGGATTGAACTTATCGCTGGGTGCCTTAATGTCATAAATCGAAATCTTAAGATTCTTTCTCTCCCACTCGCCCGAGTAGAGGGAAGCAAACCTAAACAACTTTTCAATACCAAGAGAGCCCACCGAAGTGCGAGCACCAAGCAAGTTTGCAGCCTGTGCCGCCATGTTGGTTCGTGTTGTCGCATCTGTACTGTGTGATGTAGCCGATACGCTTGGGGCTAGGTTG